AGATATTGACTTTAACAATGTTTTTTTTAGTATTTATGAAACTATTGACGACAATAACGGCTTCGATATTGAAATAATATATTATAGTAACGCAATAGATTATTTAAAAAAAAATGATCCATCATTACAGGAGAGCTTAAGTATTGCTTCTGAGTATGGTTATGACTTAAAAAATATTAATAGTGAATTATTAGCTTCTCTTTTAGCTTCTCAAAATTCACGTGAAGAATTTTACGAATTACAGTCAGAAATAGAAGATTTTTTTAATGAATTATTACAAAGTAATACTGACGAGGACTAAATGTCCGAAACTAGCTTCGGCTAGTCTATTACAAATTTAAAAATCAAACATTATGAAAACATTAAAATTTTATTCGGAAACTACTTATTTTTTGTATTGGAACTCAAATTTACAATTTAACACTACTAACGAGGATCTAATAAAACTATTTATTTTAAACGCTAAAGATAGAGGGGAAGATATAAATAAGTATCACATATCTTCAAATGTCGCTGCTGCTTATAATGTAACTTCTTTTTTAAGCGGTATTAAATTACCAATGTGCTGGCAAACTAACTAATTTAATATTATGCAACCTAAAAAACCACACCCAGCAACAAACACAAAGGTAAAATATACCTTACTAACTTTTTTTATCTTAATAATTTCAATCTTAATTCAACTATAAAATGAAAGCAATTAACTCATATACAAATAAAAATTATACCGTATTAATGATCAAAAATAATACCGCCAGTTTTGGCGGTTTATATTCTGTTGAATTGTCTTATAATGATAACATACTAAAAGAAAAGGACGGCTTATGTCTGGATGCCGCTGGAGAATATTTTTTTAAAACTGTAAACCAACTTAAAAACTTATAAATTATGGAAAACATTATAAATAAATTGAACAACTTAAAAAATACAGCTATTGATAATTTTGAGATTGCAACAATAGAAAAATGTATTTTGGAGATTAAAAAAGGTAAAATCGAAAATTTAAAAAAGGAAATTGATTATGAAATTGAGAATTACCAGCAATATATAAACTACATGTTTTTTACTGAATTAAAAAAAGCTATTAACCTTTAAAAATTTATAAAAATGAAATTATTAATAACTGGATCAACTATTGAGAATTTAGAAAAAATGTTGAACGAGTATTTTTATTCCAGCAGCTACAAAATAGAAAATAATATAGTTGTTTTTAAAAATCCGCCAATTGAAAACAAAAATTTAACTTATAAAACCAAAGGTAAAAAACATCAAATTTATGAAAACATTTAACGAATTATTACAGCGCAAAAATGATATTAATAAACAAGTTGATTTTTTTAGCAGCCAATTACAAAAATTTCCAAAAAACGAACTTGGGTTAATTATTGACAAAACTGAACTTTACAGAATTTCAAAAATAGGTTTTGATCACTGGTTTAAAAAATTACAGGAAATAAATTTACTTATAACTAGAAACTACAAAAAAGAAAACCGAGAATATCAACTACAAATTAGAAACTCAAAAATTAAATAAATATGGAAATTATAAATTTTAACGAAACAATTTTTTTTATAAAAAAACAGAATAATAATTGTTATTCTGTTTTCAACGAAAATAAAATCGAATTATCAAAAAATAATATAAGCAAATCTGAAGTATATGCTTTTTTAAGAACTTTTTTAAAAACTAATTAATTATGGACTTATTTGAAGATTACGAAAATTTACCAACTGAGGTAACTGCAATTTTAGAAAAATTTGATAGTGATATTTTGAGCTATAAAAATTGCGAAAATTTAATATCTGAACTTGAAAAAATTGGCTATTCCTGTGAATACGATCTTTCTGGAGAATTATTTAACCTTATAAAAATTTAGAATTTATGGAAAATACAAAATTACAATTAGCAAAAAATTACTGTAAAGATTTTAAATTAAAATTAAACGATTTTAATAATGATGGTTTTTTTATAGGATCAAAACAAACTTTTACAAATATTTATAAAAATAGCTTTGCCAGTAAAAAAGAAAAAATTAAATGTTCCTATGTGGAGGGCTTTATAATTTTAGATTGTGGCGATATTGTAACGGCTAAAAGTTACGGCAAATTTTATAATTTCAATAAGTTTATATTTTCTTATAATACTTTACAAGAACTAAAACAAATTAAAAATAATATTAAAAACTAAAAAAAAATGCAAATTAAATATTTACAAAATGCGGCTTCAAATGTAGCTGGATTAATAGTTAACGAAAAATTTTTCGAGGATAAAAGAAAAAAAATAAAATGTTATTTTCTTTCGCTAGATGGCTGCTGTATTTCGCCCGCTTTAGATTATGAAAATATGAATTATTTTATATTAGGATTTTTAAAATGTTATCAATTAAAAAAATAGACAAAATGGAAAAATATATTATTTATTTGAAAGTGAATAAACACAAAATAGATCTACACGAAAAATTTTCAAATCAATTTCAGAAAATTTCAGATTATTTGATAAAAAGAAAAAATCTAAATGTTGAGGATTATTCACTTTCAATTGGAATGGCTGGTAATGATTTTATAAAAAATAAAATAACTTTAAAAATAACTTATAATTTAAAATAAAATGAAAGTAACAATTGAAAAAATTAACGGAAAATGGACTGTAAACGGAAAACAGTTACACGAATTAAGTATTTTGGAAATAGGATTATTAAATAGCTTTTTTAAGGCTTATAAATAATAAAACTATTCAATATACCTAAAATAGAAAATAATCGCTTAAAACTAATAAAAACAATAAAAAAATGGAAGTTTACACACACGAAGAATTTAAGGAAATGAAGAAAGCCTTAAAAATTAATAATAAAGATATTGCGGAGCTATTAAATTGCACGGAACAAAATATTAGAAATCATAGCAACCCGAAGAAAAAATTAGGGAAAATTCCTATATCGATGTTATTTATTTATAGAAAATTAAAAAAGCCTCTTAATTGAGGCTTTTTTTTAATTACAAATTTTTTGTCCAACGTTATAAATTCCGTTTAAATTAAAATTTTTCTGAACTCCTGTGCAATCATTTTCCATAACTCCAGAAGTGAAACTTTGTCCAGTTGGGAGCCTAAATTTATTTGCCTCTAAAATTGTTGAACAATTACAATTTAATTCTGGTTCTAAAATATCTGCATTTTCTGTGCTACAATTTGAAAAAATTGTAATTGCTAATAATAAAAAAATTTTTTTCATAATTCTAAAGTTTTTGATTTTATTCTATCTCTAACGTAATCTGTAACATTTGATCTCGGATCTAAATCTATCACATTATCATAAATTGTGTTATCTAAATCAGATTTTCGGCAAATTTGCCTAGCATCCATAAAAGTTAAATTTTCTTGCAAAAGGTAAAGTTGAAATATTTTTTGGTCTGTGGTAATTACGGCTATCATTTTTCTAAAATTTTAAGTTCGTTTTTTCGTACTATTTTTATTTCTCGTTGGATATAATCGAGTGCCTTTTCTAGGTCGATTAAATGCGTTCCTTTTTTTCTGGCACGTGTTATGTACTTAATCACGTTTCCCTCGTTAAAATTAAGGTTATTGTCGCTCACGAAGTCGATAACATCGTATTGCTGCGGATAATGTAATGGGATCATTTTTCTCCTTTTTTAATTAAATAATAAAATAACCAAATTAATTTTGGTCTTATAAATTCATAAGCTGCAAAGATTAAAATATACTTCATATTTTATATAATTTTGAGATATTTTCATTTATTCCATAATCTAGCAAAATGTAATTTTTGTTTTCAATTCCCCAATTTTCAGCTTTGTAAAGATCGCAGTTGTCAAAATCAAATTCAGGTATTAATTGTTTTATTATCCATACTTTTATATTCGGTATGCGTTTAACTGGGTTATATCTTTTTTGACAAACTATACCTAAAAACATCCATTTTAGTTCTGCTAAACAACCAATTTGTTTATACTTATCCCAAATGTATTTTTCGTTCAATCCTTGTAAATAACCTCTTTTGGAAATTGGTATTTTAATAACTATATTATCAAATAATATTACAAGCCTTGTTGAATATTTAATCATAAGTTAATTTGTATTTTATGACTGGCGCAGCTTAATTTGTGATTTTTTTCATCTTGTCCGCAATTTTTACAAGTACCATTATGCCAAAATAAATCGCAGTTGTAAGCATCCGCCTCTCGGTTTGTATTTACCCAGCTTTGCCGAAATTTGTCTGCTGGCGCAGTAAATCGATAACAAATAGTTTTTGAGGGACAAAGGTGGTCGGAGCATTTTGATATATCAGCCATTTTTATAAATTTTCTATTTCTTGTTTTACTTCCATCCAATATTGTTGTGCTTTTAAATTACCATTCCAACATAATTGTAAAACTTCATCAACTGCTATTAAAGCGCATCTTTGAGAATAAAATAAATTCATTTTAAATCCATCAAAAATTTCTGAATCAGAATCAATATTTATAAATTTAGTAACTAATTCTTTTGCCTTTTCTTTTGGTGTCATAAATTATCTAATATTTTACGAGTTGCCTCGTGGTTAAACTTCTGTACAAATTTATCGTAATAGTCAAACTCAAATCCAAAAAAGCTATTGTCATCCGTATAAACAAAAACATAATACCAATGCCAACAATCAACTCTATTAATCCACTTGCTAGGGACTTGTAAATTTTTAGCAATAGCCGATAACCTGTAAGGTCTGCCTAACTTTGAAAGTTTTGGCGTTGATGTTAAATTGAGGCTTCTATAATCCATAAACGATCTATTTGGTTTTGGCAATGTTCAATACTTGTTCCAGTTCCCATATACGATTTTTCCCAAAAAAAATCAAAGACTACTTCACTTGAAGTATAATCCCTTTCGATGTTGTAACCTCTGTATATCATCGTGTATAAACTTCTCGAATTTCGTAATTGTATAAACCTTTTAGCTCCGCTCTTAATTTAGCTTGCTCTTCGGTTCTGTAATAATTTTCAGAGTGTTGGTTCTCTTGTGTCCAGATAAAAAATTGCTTTCTCATAATGTTATATTTTAATGTTTGAGCAAATATTAAAAGAATTTTTTTATTAAACTAATTTTTTAACATAAAATCGCATTCGTAATCAGTCCAAACTTTACAATCAAAACCGAGATCGATTAATTGCTTAATTCTTAATTTTTGCAATTCAGATAAAACGCCATTTGGTTGCTTAACTTCTATAAAAATAACTTTGCCATCTTTTAGAGCCATTAAGTCTGGGATTCCATTGCAGGAAGTTTTAATTAGCTTAACGACTAAAAACCCCTTTTCTTCCAACTTCTTTTTTATTTTGGTTTGTATTTTGCTTTCTAACATAAATGTTTCCAGATTTTATTAGCTAAAATTAATCTAATATTAACATCGCTAACTTTGTAAATTTCAGATAGTTCCTTTGTTTTTAATTTGCTATTTCTAATTTCTAAAACATCTTCTCTTTTTAGTTTGTTAGCATACCTGTCTTTATTAACTCCGTGAGAAACATTTTCATTAAAACTAACCCACTCCAAATTATCTAAATTATTGTTACTTCTATTACTATCTTTATGATTTACGAAATTTTTACCATTTTGTTTTACTAAAAATGTTTCAGCAATCAATCTATGCATTAATAATTTTTTGCCATTTATTTGTATTGTAGGATAACCTGTTTTTAAAATAGTAAGTTTTAAAAATTTTCCAGAAATATATCTAGAACCAAAATGTTCTTTTACATAAGCTCTGCCAAAATTAGAAACTAAATAATTTTTATTAATAATTGTTTCTTTAAAAATCTCACCATCAAGCAAAGTAAAATCTACCGATTTTTTCCTATTAACATAAGACCTTTCAATAGAATTTTTTTTATGACATTCAATGCATAATTTAAAAAAACCATCTTTATTATTTTTGTTTTTATAAAAAGAATTTAATTCAAATTCTTTTAAGCACACATTACATTTTTTCATATTTATCAATTATATAAACACAAAAATACGTTTTATTTTTTTAACGACCTAATATTTGTAATTTTATTTTTATTAATTCCAAAATTGTTTAAAAATATTTGTGTCGTATAATCTTTTTTTTGCAAAACTGTCTTATAAATTTTATATTCAATACCTCCTTTGGAGAAAATCCAAAATACCTCATTACTTAATCTAGTTTTTTCAGTAAGTCGATCCCTACTTTGCCAATAACTGACACTAGAAAAATCAATATTATAATAGACTAAATATTTTGCCTCTTTTAAACTTATTCCCTCACGCCCTGAAACAATCTGCAAAGCAATCCATTTATCACTTGTATTAAAATCCTCCAAGTTATCGGTTAACTTATCCCCTAAAATCGATTTTAAGGCGTTATATTCCTCTTTAAATTTATAAAATATACCAATCTTTACTTCTTTAAAATTATCCCTTATAAACTCCGCTTTTGAGTAATCAATTACTTTGCTAGTGCCATCCTCAAACTTACACGTACCACTTGATAATTGATGAACCTTTTGTAGCAATTTTACTGCTGTGTCTGCTAATATTATTTGTCCTTGTGGGTTTTTTACAACCAAATCACGTTTTAACCTTTCAATAATTTGATAGGTTATCGGCTTCATTTCTACCTCCAAAACCATTTCATTAACTGTTGAAGTAAATCCCGCTTGCTCTTGGGTAAAAGTTAGGATAAAGTATTTAATGCGCCTTTCGATATGTTTAATATCGGCATCGCTGTAATCATTCACTTTTGCGTACCCGAGATGCTTAACCTTTACATTTACAAAGTCGGCAGCCCATTTATAAAAGTTTGAATATTCTTTGAAAGGACTATTATCACTAACCCAAAATTGATGAAACCATTGCGAGTGTGATTCAGCAGTTGGCGTTCCGCTTAAAAATATCATCGGCAAATGTGAAAATTTTTGCTTAAATAATTTTGCTACTGCGTTTGGCTTAGGGTATGCACCAAATCGATGATGTTCATCGTGGATCACTAAATCAAACTCTTTATCTACCAAATGTAAACTCTCATCATTGATAATTGTTAAATCAAAGTCAAATCCGAAGTTGTCGTAATCCCATTGAATACTAGATATTGCCTTCTTTTTTGTTAAAAACAAAACTCTCTTAGCTTGAAATAATTTAGCGGTCTGGAGTGCGGTTAATGTTTTGCCAGTTCTTACTTCCATCGCCAGATAAACAAAGCCTTTACGCCTTAAAATATCGGCTGCTTCATTTGATAGCTTTATTTGATAATCTCTAAGTTGTAGCATTAAAATAATTTTTGTTGAGCTTGATGATTTTTTATTCTTTGCATTGCTTTATCAAAGTACTCTTTATCTAATTCGCAAGCGGTCAAATCAAATCCGTAATCGTGGCAAGCTATTGCAATACTTCCACTACCTAAATGCGTATCGAGTATTTTATCGCCTTGCTTTGCGTATTTATCTAAAATAAATTTATATAAATCAATAGGCTTTTGAGTTGGGTGTATTTTATCAGTATGATTGTGTTTATGTATTGCATAATCAAATATTTTAGCTGGCGTTTTTAAACCCATACTTACCCAAGCATATTCAGCAGATGCAAAATTATCAACTGTTTGTTTTTTATTCCAAATTAAAAAATATTCACTTGTTGGCATAATAAAATTATTCGCACCCCAAACTATTTGATTTTTTGAAACCCTAAACAATTCTTTAAAATATTTTTCAGTTGGTTTGTGATTATTAAACATTTCTGCATTTACTAAAGATATTCTATTGTTTTTATCATTACCTTTTCTTGACATTCTTTCTAAACCATAAGGTGGATCTACAATAGCTAAATCAAAATATTTATCTGGGTAACGTGCCATTAAAAGCATATTGTCCTCGTTGGTTATTGTTATCATAATTAAAACATTATATCGTTATCTTCTTCTTCTTTTACTACTCCGCTTTTGATAATAAACCATTGCATACCATTGGAAGTATCGCTTATGTATTCAAATCCATTAAAAGTGCAAAACTTCTGAACCCATAAATTAAACTTCTTACGAGTGAGCCATTTTTTAAAGTCTGGGTATTCTTCCGTAAACTTTTCAAATATTGCTTTTTTATCTAACCTTTCATTTCTCAATACCACTTCCTCATCCTTAACAAACTCAAAAAACTCCATAGCCGTTTCAGCAATAAACTTCCGCATCTTAATATTTTTAGCATTTTGCTTAACCAATCCATTGTTTAAAAACAACTGTAAACAATGAACCATATAATTATCAAACTTCTGGAAGTCTATAAGTTCCCAATCGTCAAATAATTGTCTTTTAAACTCATCCTCTGGCGTTAAATCCTTTCCGTAATATTGCGCTATTTCCAATTCGTATCTTCTTCTGTCGTGGCTATTTCCCTCGCCACGAATAGC